GAGTGAGAAATGGGATATCAAACTGAGAGTGTGGAGGAATGGAAGGCGCGGATGGATATGCGTGTGAGGGAGATTGACAGGATGATTGATGCCCTGAAGGCTGAGAGAGATAGCATTACGTTGCAGAGTTATCCGAAGCGTTTGGAGGCTCAAAAAGAAGTGATGGATTTTCTTGGGTTTGTGGAAGCGGATCTTTTGCCGACGAATGTCAGGAAAGACCGTGCGGCGCGGCTTCGTAAGCAGTACGGCTAAAAATGAATAAAGACGAAGAGTTGATGTTGGAGGCGTTCCGGTTGTTGTACCAGGTGTACCGGGAGCAGAAGGCGGGTCGGAAGTATTACAGGCCGGTGTCGATATATCCCACGCTGGCGAAGATACAGAAGCGGTTGGACAAGCCTGTGCGGCAAGAGAGTCTTTCTATAGTGGCGATGCGAGAGAGGGCGAACAGTCCGTGGACTTAAGTGAGCTGATAGGGAAGTTACCGCGCGCTCGAGCAGGAGAAGCTGCTGGAGCAGGTGGGGCAGTACCGGGATGCGGTGGTGCGGGAGAAGGCGCAGGCATCTTTTATGGCTTTTGTGAAAGAGATGTGGCCGGGATTTATACATGGGAGACATCACGCACTTATGGCCAAGAAGTTTGAGGAGATAGCGGAGGGGAAGTTAAAACGGCTGATAATAAATATGCCGCCGCGACACACGAAATCAGAGTTTGCGAGTTACTTATTGCCTGCGTGGTTTTTGGGTTGCTATTGGTGTGGGCGGGGCGGTTACAGGAAAGGGTGCGGATTTGTTGATTATTGATGATCCGCATAGTGAGCAGGAAGCAAAGATTGCAAGTTTCAAGCCGGAAGTGTTTGATGCGGTGTATGAGTGGTATACGTCTGGCCCGCGGCAGAGGCTTCAACCGGGCGGGCGAATTATCCTGGTCATGACACGCTGGGGAATCAGAGATCTGACAGGGCAGGTATTGAAAGCCAGTGCAACCCGCGGAGGAGATGAGTGGCGGGTGATTGAACTTCCAGCGATTCTGCCATCAGGGAAAAACCTGTGGCCAGAGTTTTGGAAACTGGAAGAAATGCTGCGGCTGAAAGAAGAGTTGCCCGTAGCAAAGTGGAATGCACAATACCAGCAACAACCGACGGCAGAAGAAGGCGCGATTGTCAAACGACAATGGTGGAAGATATGGAAGAAAGACAAACCGCCGGCATGTGATTTTGTGATACAAAGCTGGGATACTGCTTTCTTGAAGTCCACACGGGCAGATTTCAGTGCATGTACAACATGGGGCGTCTGGACAACAGAAGACGATGATACAAATGTGATATTGTTGGATGCGTTCAAAGACCGCTATGAATTTCCAGAACTCAAGGAAGTTGCGTATAAAACCTACATGGAATGGCAGCCGGATGTGTTTTTAGTGGAAGCAAAAGCAGCAGGATCCCCATTGGTATTTGAATTGCGGAAAATGGGAATACCGGTGAGCGAATTTACCCCCACGCGTGGCAATGATAAGATTGTGCGGCTCAACGCTGTGGCAGATCTTTTTGCATCGGGCAGGGTATGGGCGCCCGACAGAAAATTTGCCGACGAAGTGATCGAAGAAATAGCCGCCTTCCCCGCGGGCGAACACGATGATCTGGTGGACAGTACAACCCAGGCATTGTTGCGGTTTCGGCAGGGCGGGTTTGTGACGCTGAAATCCGACGATGAATGGGAAAGCAGCCCACCTCGCCGCGTTGCATATTATTAAGGACAGATAATGGATGATGTCATGGAAATAGAAATTGTCCCTGATGAAAATATGCAGGAACCGGATGTGGAAATTATTCTTGGTATTGCAACGTCAGTACCAGAAAGCCATGATGCAAATCTTGCAGAACACATGAGCGAAAAAGATTTGCAAAATATCGCATCGGATTTGTTGGAAGATTTTGAAACCGACCAATCATCCAGAAAGGAATGGGTAGATACGTATGTGGATGGATTGAAACTTCTTGGGATGAAATACGAAGACCGTACCGAACCGTGGCCGGGCGCGTGCGGTGTATTTTATCCACTGCTGTCGGAAGCAGCGGTGCGATTCCAGGCAGAGTCGATCATGGAGACTTTTCCTGCATCAGGTCCAGTAAAAACCCAGATTGTGGGCAAAGCCACCAAGGAAAAGGAAGATGCCGCAGAGCGCGTGAAAAATGATATGAACTGGCGGCTGACAGAACAAATGCCAGAGTATCGCCCGGAACATGAAAAGATGTTGTGGTCCCTGGCCCTGGCGGGTTCAGCATTCAAGAAAGTGTATTACGACCCCGGATTGGCCAGACAGGTGTCGATGTTTGTGCCGGCAGAAGATATTGTGGTGCCGTATGGCGCAAGCGACTTGAGGTCTGCCGAGCGCATTACCCAGATCATGCGCAAGACCAAAAACGATGTGAAAAAATTGCAGCATGCAGGGATGTGGAGAGACATCGACCTGGGAGAACCATCGTCGGTTATTGACGATGTGGAGAAACGAAAGGCAGAAGAGCAGGGAATGTCGGCCACAATGGACGACCGCTACCGCATCTTGGAGATGTGTGTAGAACTGGATCTGGCAGGATTTGAAGATGTGGATGAAAGCGGCCCGACCGGGATTGCCTTGCCATACATTGTGACGATGGACAAGGGCACATCAAGAATCCTTGCCATCCGGCGCAACTGGTATGAAGGCGACCCGCTCAAACTCAAGCGGATGCACTACACACACTATATATATATACCAGGATTTGGATTCTATGGATTTGGGCTGATCCACCTCGTGGGCGGGTTTGCCAAGTCGGGGACATCATTGATCCGGCAACTTGTCGATGCCGGGACGCTGTCCAATCTCCCAGGCGGGCTGAAATCACGTGGACTGCGGGTCAAGGGCGATGACACCCCGATTGCCCCTGGAGAGTTTCGGGATGTCGATGTTCCATCAGGATCCATCAAAGACAACATCTTGCCCTTGCCCTACAAGGAACCAAGTCAGGTGTTGTATCAATTGCTGCAAACCATTGTCGAGGAAGGAAGAAGATTTGCAGCAACCGCTGACATGCAGATCAGCGATCTGAGTGCAAACACGCCCGTGGGTACAACGCTGGCAGTCTTGGAGCGTACCCTCAAAGTAATGTCGGCAGTACAAGCGCGGCTGCATTATTCCATGCGGCAGGAATTCAAATTGCTTGCAGCAATTATCCGCGATTATCTTCCCGCAAAGTACAGTTACGAAGTGGACGCCCCGCTTGGAAGGGCTGCCAAACAGGCCGATTATGACAACGTCGATGTCATTCCGGTAAGCGACCCAAATGCGACAACACTTGCCCAACGGATCACGCAATATCAGGCGGTGTTGCAGCTTGCCGCAACAGCACCGCAAATCTACAACATCCCGGAATTGCACAAAAGAATGTTGACAGTGCTGGGAATCAAGGAAATCGAAAAGCTTATTCCGGCAACCAACGATATGGACCCGCAAGATCCGGTGTCAGAAAACATGGCCCTGATCAATATGAAACCGGTCAAGGCATTTGTCTATCAGGATCACGAGGCACATATCGCGGTACACACAGCGGCACTGCAAGACCCGATGCTGCGCCAACAAATGCAACAAAATCCGATGGCACAACAAATGCTGGCAGCGGCAATGGCACACATCAATGAACACCTTGCCTTTGAATACCGTCGCCGATTGGAAAATGAACTTGGCGTTCCGCTGCCGGCGCCCAATACCGCACTGCCAGAAGACTTTGAAGTACAACTGTCGCGCCTGACAGCACAAGCAGCGCAACAATTGCTGGCAAAAAATACCCAACAATTCCAGCAGCAACAAAATCAGCAGGTCGCCCAAGACCCGATTGTGCAAATGCAGCAGATGGAATTGAAACTCAAAGCTCAAAAAGAAGAGCGCCAAGCCGCTACCGATCAGGCCAATCTTGCCCTGAAACAACAGGCACAACAACAGCAAATGATGATTGAAAAAGAACGATTGGCCACGCAGGAGCGCATAAGCAACATGAACAACCAGACAAAACTCCTTGATACTGCGGCAAAATTAGAAGGACAAACTAAATGAAATACTGGGAGGCGATAGACTCGGAAATTAACAAGCAGATTGACTATGTATCAAAAACAGTGATACAAGGGGTTTCATCACTGGAGGAGTACAAATTTCTTTGCGGGCAGATTCAAGGTCTCATGGTCGCAAAGCGTATCAATAACGACCTTGCACAAAGGATAAGCCAAGATGAGTGATGCAACGCAATTGCCGGATCCAAGCGGTTACAGGATCCTATGCGCGTTACCAGAAATAGAGGACAAGTTTGAAAACGGGATTCTCAAACCCGACAGCGTGACAAAAATTGAGGAATTCAGTACAGTTGTATTGTTTGTCGTCAAACTCGGCCCCGATTGTTACAAGGACGCGGAGAAGTTTCCAAGCGGTCCTTGGTGCAAGGAAGGCGATTTTGTCCTGGTGCGAGCATTTTCTGGAACGCGGTTCAGGATTCACAACCGCGAATTTCGTTTGATTAACGACGACACCGTCGAAGGTGTTGTGCAAGACCCACGCGGTTATACCCGCGCATGAAGGAGAGCATCATGGATGACAAGATGGAAATCGAAGTAGAAGGGGAAAATACGCAGGTGGAAGTAGTAGAAGAGCCGCAGACAACAGTAGAAGCGGACATCCCGGAAGACGAGATTGCGCAGT